AGGATTCGCAATTTCTTCTTTGAGAAGATTTGTAAATCCTTGTCGCGCTACTTCAATCTGATCTGCTCGTGCAGCCGTTTGAGTAGCTTGTTGCTGAAGATCCTGCAACTGACTCACCAAATACTTGGCTTTGTCAGAAAGATCATCAATTACGTGGTTTTCGCCATCTAATACTAGAGTTGGCTTGTCTTGTACTTCAGTTGTCATAATAAGGTTCCTTATTTAAAAATGTCCTGCCAGTTTCCCGTAGTACTAGCTCGAGAGTACTCGGTGGCTCGGTTTTCGAAAAAATTAGTGTGCTCCACCCCGTTTAACATATAGTCAAGCCAGGGTAAAGGGTTAGATTCGCTACCAAAAATCTTTTTCATTCCTAATCCTAGGAGACGTCGATCAGCGATATAACGAATGTAGTCTTTTACTTCTTGTGGTGTTAATTCTGGTACTTCCGCACCTGTAAAACACAAATCAATAAAAGCATCTTCCAGCTCTACAGTACGCTCTGCTGCACAATAAATTTCGTACTTTAGATCATCGTTCCACAACTCTGGGTTTTCTTGAATAAAAGTACGGAAAAGTTGTGACATGCCTTCAACGTGCAATGTTTCGTCACGAACAGACCATGTTACAATTTGTCCCATACCCTTCATCAAGTTATGTCTAGGAAAGTTAAGCAAAATAGCAAAACTACTAAACAGTTGTACACCTTCGGTAAATCCGGAAAAGACAGCCATTGTTTTAGCAATGTCCATTGGAGTTTCCATTCCGAAATTAGCTAAGTGTTCATGCTTGTCGAGCATTTCCTTGTGTTCAAAGAATTTTTGATATTCATCATTCCCAAACCCAAGTGTCTCTAAAAGCAACGAATAAGCTTCCTGGTGCACCGCCTCCATAGCAGCAAATGCAGATAGCATCATTCGTATTTCTGGCTGTTTAAATGTAGGAAGGTAATGCTTAGCATACCCACAACATACATCCACGTCAGCCTGTGTAAAGAATCGAAAGATATTAGAAATAAGTTTCTTATTCCCGTCTGTCAATTTTTCACGGTAGTCTTTCAAATCATCCGCTAGATTAACTTCGTCAGGAAGCCAATGCATATGCTGTTGAGCCTTATAGTGCTCAAAAGCCCACGGATAGTTGAAAGGTTTATAGTATTCTCTTTCTGTTAATAGATTCATATTATCACCAATTATGTACTATGTTTGTCATAATGAAAAAACAAGTTCCTAGATTAATTAATAAAATAACTGTTCTTAAAGTAGTTATAATATTGTCATACTCCTCGGTCTTTTCATCTGAAAAACTGCCTATTGTATATTTCCAAATTGTCCAGACCTTAGCCTTCACAAGCTAAGCACCCTTCCTCGTCAATGCTTTCAAGTATTCTCTCTCGAAGCACTTCGTCAGATACAGTCTCTGCTCTTTTAAATGCTTCACTTCGTAGATAATACAAAGTCTTGACACCCCTTTTCCAGGCCATCATATGAATAGCGTGAAGTTCTGATTTTGATACGTTTGAAGGAAAAAAGATATTTAAAGACTGACTCTGACAAATATATTCTTGTCTGTCGCCTGCAAGTTCAATAATCCATCTCTGGTCAATCTCTACTGCTGTCTTAAATACTTCTTTAGTCCAATCATCTAGAAAATCTAGGTGTTGTACAGACCCGCTATTAGTAATAATACTTTTCCATACGTCATCAGTATCCTGTCCTATATCTTGAAGAATATTTTCAAGATACTCGTTTTTAAGTAAACTTGATCCTGACTTAGTTTTTTGTGTAAATGCATTAGCACGGTATGGCTCAATGCTGGGACTAGTATTACCACAAATGATACTACTACTAGCATTAGGAGCGATAGCGAGCAAATGAGAATTCCTAAGTCCACTGCCCATCCCATCAGGGCAATCGCCACGTTCCGTAGCAAGTTGTTGAGTTGCACGTACTGCCTCCGATTTAATTCTACTAAACATTTGTAGATTTCTACCCTTTGCCATTGCACTTTCAAAAGGAATGTTGTGCCGTTGCAGATGAGCATGAAATCCCATTGCGCCCAGACCAATACTTCTTTCTCTCATAGCACTATAACTAGCACGAGAAAGTTGGTCAGGAGCATTTTGTATAAAGTGCTCTAATACATTATCAAGCATACGAACAAGATCAGGAATAAACATATCATTGTTTTTCCAATCATCGTATTCTTCCAAATTTACACTTGACAGACAGCATACCGCTGTGCGGTCCTTATCTGTAGGAAGTGTAATTTCGGAACACAGATTGGATTGATGTACTCGTAAACCAAGTTCTTTCTGAAACTCAGGTACTGCTTCGTCAACCGTATCTCGAAACACAATATAGGGTTCTCCTGTTTCAACACGATTTTGGATAAGTTTTACCCAAAGTGTTTTCGCAGGAATAACCTTCTTAACTTCTCCGGAGTGCGGATCAACTAAGGGCCAAGAATCATCAAACCCTGGCTCTCGGGTAGCGTTTTCGATGAGTTGCATAAAATCATCTCCAATCATTACACCGTGGTGAAGGTTTGTAGATTTTCGATTGACATCTCCACCCGTCGGTTTTCTTACATCCAAAAATTCTTCAATCTCGGGATGGGAAATATCAAGATATGCTGCATAGCTTCCACGACGTGTTACGCCTTGAGAGAAAGCAAGCATCTCTGCATCTACAACCTTTAAAAATGGAATAACTCCAGTACTTTCGGAGCCATTGCTCGTTTTCGAGCCTACACTCCGAACCCCGGTCCAACATCCTCCGACCCCGCCACCAACAGAAGACAAAAATGCATTCTCAGTATAATGGTTTGTTAAGCCTTCTCTGCTATCTTCTACATAATTTAGAAAACACGAAATAGGTAAACCTCTCGTAGTCCCACCATTAGATAAAATTGGCGTGGAAAACATAAACCATAACTTGCTAGCATAGTCATATAATCGTTGTGCGTGTTCCTCATCATCTGCAAAAGCTTTAGCAGCTCGGGCAAATGCTTCTTGTGGAGAAGTCTCTCCATCTACAAAATATCTATCTTCTAGAGTTTTTAAACTAAACTCTGATAAATAGTTATCTCTATTATAACTAAGCTGCATTGAAAGTACTCCTTATTGCTGAAACATTATCAGCGCCTATTGCATCATCGCAATATGTTATTAAATCCATTAGTTCATAGTTCTGTAATATCAGATTTCCACTAGCGTTCAATGCTTGAATATGCTTATAACCACTATTTAAAGGCAGCGCATCATAAATACTCAAAGCATCTCCGTAGTCTCTAATCAGAGATACAGCTCTTTTTGGACCAATCCCAGGAATACCTGCTACATTGTCCCCTTTATCCCCTGTCAAGCATTTCATAGAAATATACTGCTCAGGAGTTACTTCATAATGTTGAGACCAATTATCTAGAGTAACCTCTTTTCGTGTTACATAAGAAAACCTCCCTACATTCTCTTGTACTAACAAATCCCAGTCACGGTCACTGGAAACTAGCCATATTTTTTCAAGTCCATATACTTCTTTTTCTTTTACTAAATGAGCGGCCAGGTCGTCTGCCTCTACTCCTTTAAATCTAAAAATCATATGTTCTTCTGCTAATAATTCTAGTGTAGCTTCATACTCTTCAAAAAACTCTTCAAAAGCTATTTTTTCTTCTTCTGTCTGTTCTGCATACTTATCTTTTCGATTTTGCTTGTAGTCAGGGCTTATATTCTTTCTATAAGAAGAGGAGCCCCAATCTGCCGTCATTATTATATTTCCACAGCCGTAAGACTTTGCTAGGCTCTCTACTGTTTTTTGGTACTCATACCTGAAGTCAGATCTACCTTGATGCTTCCATCGGAAAGCTAGATTTAAAGCATCCACTATTAACGTACAATCAGCGTCTGCTTCCGTTATTTTATCTGTAAAGTTAAACGCCATTTAAAAACCTTATTTTTTCATTTTTTAACCACTCTTCTGCCAATAGGACATAGCAATCCAGCCATTCTATTCGCATGAAGTGATCCGTGTTTGTAGGTAATATACTACTTACAACAAATACTGCCGATCTATTATACTTGAAGAACAAAAGAGGCTCTTGACCTCCTCCTGCAGCTTGTTGTAGTACTTTTACCCACCACTTTATTAAATTATTTGTCTTAGGTGCTGTAAATATCTTGTCAGAAAGAGGAGAACTTTCATAGTTTTTTACTTCTATACAAAATCTATTCTTCTCGTGAGGTACATATAGATCTCCTTTCAGATATTCTAACGCTCCAGAGTTAGGCACCCTTTCAAACTGAAGACCCGTAAAGTCTCTCAACATATCTCTAACTAGATATTCTCCTCTCGCACCTTTTGCTCTGGAATCTACCATTATTGCTCCAATCCGCTCACATTTCCTCGCTTAACTACTTCTATTTTCTCAAGCAAAGGATGTGTCCATCCGTGAGAGACTACATAAGTATTTAGATCTTCTTCTAAAAGTACTTCTACTAGCTTCTCTCTACCACTATCGTCAAGAACGTTAATTACTTCATCTAAGAACAATATGTTAATTCTCGACTTTGAAATGCTACTCATTAACTTACGAATAGCTATCAAAGTTGCTGTGTTTACTCTAGCTAATTCACCTGAGGAAAGTGCTAGAATATCAACTATATTTTCATTGTCAGTAATTTGTACGTTCAATTTATCGTTTGAAACTACAAACTCAAGAGTAAATCTACCATCAGAGAGCTCAGCAAGATAAGTATTTGCTAACTCTTCTAGTTCTTTTACTAGATTTTCTATTTTATAAGCAAGTAGTCCATTTGTACTAAATGCTTTCTTTAGAATCTCTAAGTTAGAATCTAGACTTCTTTGTGTATCTAAAACTTCTTGAGCACTATTAAGTTTTTCTATAAACCCATCGGTCTGAGCTTGTATGATTTCTATACGTGTATTTGCTCTTGTGATACGTTCATTTTCTTCTGCAATCTTCTTTAACTCTTTCTTAGCTTCAGACAAACGATCAGATATTGAGTCTAGGTCTTCTTGTAGCTGCGCTTGATTAAGTATTTCACTTGGTAAAGAATTGTCTATACTTCTATATAAATCTTCCCACTCTTTCTGCGCTCTACTAAGTCCATCTCTGGCAGCATTATTTCTTTTTATCTGCCGTATCATATCTTCGTTAATATCTTTTCTATAATCGTAGTGAGATAGATTGTCCTTCTCAGTGTTTATTAAGTCTTGCTTAAACTCTGAGTCTACTTTTTGCTCACAAGTAGGGCAGATATCTTCTAGCTTATTCAACTTGAGTAACATCTGCGTAGCTGTATTTATCCTACCTGCTATCTCTCCTAGTTCTTTCTGATAGGAATCATACGATTCTTTCTCAGGCAGATTACTATTCTGAATTTTCTCAATATCAATGCGTTTTAATAGCTCTTTATATTTATTATTTTGTAAGATTTTTTTATTTTTTTCAGAGATATTATTAAGTTCTACTGATAAAGAACGGAAAGACTTCTCATCCTCTTCCGTATTAATTTCTAAATCCAACAGAGGAAGTATGTTGGTACTCTCCAATTTGTTGTTTAATAACCACTTATCAACAGTTGCAATTTCTGAGGACACGGCTATTAACGTGTTTGAAGACTCTTTCGAGGCTTCTTTAAATACTTCGAATAAATTTACGTAAGCGTCTAAGTGTAGCAGATCTATCAAAAACTTTTTTCTGTTAGTATCTGTAGCGGTTAGAAACTGTAAACTTGCATTCGTATTTTGATATACTAGCTGAGAGAAGGTCTTGAAATCAATACCTAATACTTCCTGTAAAGACTTATAAGTATTCGTGGCCGTATGGCTGGAGATGTCTTCTCCGTTCTTCTCAAGTTTTACTTTAATATTCGTTTTTCTATCAACTACTATATTATATTCATTTCCGTCCTTTTCAAAACTCAAAGAGATATTATAGCCTTTATTAACATACCTATTAGGAATGTCGGCTTTCTTTATGCCTTTGGAGTTTTTATTGTAAAGAACTTCTTCAATAATTAACGGTATGGAGGATTTCCCCATACCGTTTGTACCAATTATCTGAGTTACTGTGTTATCATCTAAATCCAGTTCATTATCGGGACCGTAGCTAAAACAGTTACTCCACTTGAGCTTTTTGAGCGTAATCATTATAAGTCCCTACTATATTACTAATTTGTGCGTCGGGTATCTCGAGAATATATCTCAAGTACTCTACAAGCTCCTCTTCTAAAGTCATCTCTTTGTCTATAACTAGAGTTGCTTCAGAGTTTCGTTTTATTACTTTCTTATCCAGTAAGTCTGAGTTCTCTACTGCGGCTAATTCCTGTATATCACCTTCTATCTCATAGATAGTGTGATGGTAATCCGTAGCAACCATGTCTGCTGGATCTTGAACAGTTTTTCTCAAAAGTTGAGGTAGATCGAAGCGTCTCCATTCCCACTCCCAAGTATGGGGGTGAATAATCAAGTAGCCGGTCTCTACCTCTTTTCTGTGAAAGGAAGTCGTCATCGGACTTCCTGGGTACACAATGTTTCTTTGAGTATTGCTGTGAGCATGAAGATCACCTGCAAATACTACGGGAAACCCATTAAAAAGGTCAAGATCTACCTCTGGTTTTACATGTGGAGGTATCTCTCCTCGAACATGGGTAAACAGAGGCATACTCTTGTTAAAGTGATCTACACTGCCTTTCTGATGTAACTCTCTGTATGGCAAAACACCAAAGCCCAGATCTTTGTCAATATACGAGATATCAACGATATTCACTAAAGGGTTAATATCCCTAGTAGCTTGTCTGAGCTGCGAGAGAAAAGTTCTGTTCTTACGCGTTGCTTCATGGTTGCCATCATAAATAAGAGTGGGCTTCTTTACTTTTCTAACAAAAGAGAAGTACAAGGACAGCTCGTCCATACTTGGAATGCGATCAAAGAGATCGCCCCCAATAATATGCATATCACAGTACTCAGTGATCTCATGTACTTGTTCAAAAAATTTGTTATATCTGTTAGTTGCCCACTGAACTGGGACATTCTTCTGCCCCAGTTTTATGTGCCAATCTGCTGTAAATAAGATCATGCAATTTTAAACTCGTCTTCAATGCTTTCGTCAATCTCTTCTGCGCCACCCGTGTTATCACGGATTTTGTCGAGAAGCTCTTTCTGAGCATCTGGAGTAGGACGAGACATAACTTCATCCATAGACTTCAGCTCTGCGATTGCAGCTAATTCTGAGTCTGTCAAAGGACGAGGCTTGCACTTAAGTGCTTGTAGTTGGTACTCTACGTTATAAGGTAGTGGGCCAGTTTTAACTCGCTTGAAACATACGTCCCAGCCAGTAGTATGGTCGGTAGGATCCCCTAGATCTTCTGCAGCGGTAATGATTTGCTCCCACAACTTCTTCTTTAGGTTTACTACTTTTACCTGGCCGTTATCGATACACTGGGTAGCGTAACTCCAACCGCACTTAAGATCTGGATAGAACTCACGGATCCAGTCTTTTTCTAAATTGTTAAAAGTTTCTTTGTTTCGGTCAAAAGACAAACACTCGAAAGGAATGTTCTTGTCGTTCTCACCTTTGATCCAATATACATAGCGAGCGAGAATATCGCCTACTAAACGAAACTTGTTATCACCGTCTTTATACTGAAAAGATGAGATGGATGATTTTTGG